GGTTACAAGATCTCCGACAATGGCGTAAAGGCCAGGACAGCATTCTTCAAGGTGTATTACAGACCACTGGGTCAGCGTGATGCAGACTTGCTGCCGGTGATTATTGCAGCACGGCGATCAACGGATCTGGACAATTTTATCAGCGTTGATTTCAAGGCTGGTGTACGTGGGCGGAAGTGGGATTTTAGGTTTGAGCCGATTGGCGATATTGGTGCGGAGATGCAAGAGAATGGCATCAGCCAGTTTGCAGTAATTGAAAACTCAGGCAACAGCGCGACGTTTACGCATAAGGGTAATCAGTTCCGATGGATTGGGCGGTTGGCTGGGGTGAACGGGGTATTCAAGGATCGTGGCCCTGTATTAACTAATGAATGGGATCTGTTCAGTGTGCGGTCAGACACTGACATTCAGTTTAGTTTTGAGAGCGGGCCAGAGTTTGCAATCACAGCTGTTACAGAGCAACAGTTGGGAGAGTTGACGCGCAAGTATGACGCGATGAGCATGTTGGCGTTTGGTGTATTTAGTGGTCGCGGTGTGCAGGATTTGCGGAGTGTGACAGCGTATGTCACCAATGGTAAGGATAGCTATGTGGTGGATGAAGAAACTGGAGCAACGTCAAAGGATGTAAACAGTACCAGTTACGCACCTGATATTTTCGCTGATACGGTACTGGATAAGGAGAACGGGATCGGAAAGTATGCCAAGCCATCAGGTGTTGAATGGCAGATGTTGGCATTGTCTAAGCGATTCTGTAAGAACAACGGACTAGGTTGTCAGTTATTCATGGACCCGCTGATTTCAGAAGCTGGATCATGGCGGCAATTCTGGGCAGAAGTTGCTCCGTACAGTTTGCTGGAGTTTGCCAAGATCGGCGGGAAGGAGACGCTGGTGCCTGCAGTGCCAGTGAATAATGCAGGCCGTGCCGATCGGCGGGTAACGATTTCTGCGCTGTTCAACCAGGGGAACATTCTTGAGGGAAGTTATCGTGAAGAGTTTTTGGACTATGGCACCAATGTTCAGGATCTGATCGCAACGGTGATTTATCGGGAAACCGAGAGCGATGATGTGTTTCCACGTAATGCAAGCGTTGATGTGCGGTTGCGGGATGCCGATGAAAGCAATGCAATCCGCCAGTCATTTGACCTTAGCCAGTATGTAACACAACGCGAGCAGGCAGTATTGTTCGCTAAGTTGCTATGCAATCAACGTCGATGGGTGCGCCGTGGCGTTGAGTTTCAGACATTCCCGACTGACTCACCGATCAGTCCTGGAGCATATATCTATGTGGATATTGGGCTGAACACTTGGGACCAGATTACGTCGGGTGTGGTGATGGATAATGGCGAGTTGAATGCACCACTGACTGATCGTATCCGAGATGGGCAGTATAGCGTGCTAGTGCATAAGGCAGGCGATCGTGTGCGGACGTTCGACAATGTGCCGGTTTCCAGTGGCCGTGCGCCCAGTTTGCGGGAGTATGCCGGCTCGATGTTCGTGCTTGGCGCTGCAGCAAATCGGAAGCGGGTGTTTAGGGTGACGGAAGTGGTGATGAGCGAGGAAGGTGAGGTAACAGTGAAGGCATTAGAGCACCCGTGCGAGATCAATGGTAATGAGGTGCTGAGCCGGATTGCCGACTTCAGCGATGCACTGTTCACCGTGGTGTAGTGGATAGCCTGATGGTGATGTGGTAGGCAGCAGATGGGTTATTACACAGGCCGCACCGCCGCCTTGCGGTTTAACGGGAAGCCCGTTGCAAAGGTGCAGAACTGGTCACTAGAGAGCAGCGTGCAGCTGCTGCCGACCGATGATCTAGGGAGTGATGCCAACACGTTTACGCCTGGGAAGAAGGGTGGAACAGGCAGCGCGACGATGATGTATTACAGGCTGGAGCCTGGCGAGAATGCAACCAGGACAGAGTTCACGTCACTGCTGAATAAGATCCACAAGAAGGGTCCGATTGTGCCTGGTAACCGTGTCGAGCTTGATCTGGTTATTGATAGCAGCCCAGGTGCCAGCAATGACATAATCAGATGCAATGCGTACATCACTAGCTGCGTGCTGGGCAGCGCAACAGGTGAGCTGAGCATAGTGCCGTTTCAGTTTACGGTGGATGGTGATTTTATCGATGTGATCGAGTGACGGTGTGACGTACTATCTTGGCACTAAAGGTAATGTCAAACTGCGGCGGGGCAGCAAGGTAATTTATGGCGGCATTGAAGATCAGATTATCCCCGATGATGTGAATACAGCGCTTAACCGATTGTCGTTTGACAAGGCGCTGGACAATATCCTGATTGGTGATCGGCTCGACCTGAGCACTGCTGATGCGCGTGGGCTGGCGTGTTTCCCGCCCGAGACGTGGGGGCTGGCCAGCAATGCCACATCAGAAAAAACGATCACTGCATATGTGCATGTGAATGAAATGGGCGGGTTGCGGTTTTTCCGTACATTTCAGGATGCAGTCAATAATGTACGGGCTAATGAGATCCCGCTTGCAGCGTTCAATGGCGCACCATTGGAGATCAGCGCACGAATCCGTGATGTATCGTATAACGTGTTGGGTTGCGTGGAGCGATATGAATACAATACAGATCGAGCGACGATTGAGGCATCATCGCTTGAGGATCGATTTCGCCAGCAGCTGTCAGCAGGGCTGATCAGTGGCGCTGGGCGAATTGAGTGTGAGTTCAATTATCGAACGACGGGATTTACAGAGCCAGCGTTGCTGCTGCTGCAGTTGATCCAACGCGTGGAGATTGGCAGCGAGTTTGATCTTGCGCTGTACCTGACGGATAAGGCTATTGATCCAACGGTTGATACGATATTTTATGACCTTACAGCTGTCGTCAATCGTGCCGGCGTTCAGGTTGCAGCGAACGACATTGTACGCTGCGGCATTGATTTTGTCACTACCGGCGACATCCGATTGATTTACGGTAAGCCGGCAGAATACATCTTGAAAGAAGATGACGATCGGATTGAGCTGGAGCAGTCGCTGGATTATCTGCTGCAGGAGATTGACGACTGATCACGGTTCATAGCCTGATGGTGTGACGGTCGCGGCGAGACCTTGGCGGATCAAAGGATTTCCCAACTCACCAGGCTGACGAAGGCTGGTGCTGCAGCAGGTGATCTGGTGCCTGTAGCGGACATATCCGCCAGCGAGTCAAAGGCGATAACGCTTAAGGATCTGGTTGCTGCTGGCATTGATCTGGTCGATGCGGGGGAGATCGACCTATCAAAGCTCGACCAGGCCAGTGTTACCAAGCTGGGTACTGGTGCACTGGCTGATGGTGCAGCGACTGCAGCGAAGCTGGCAGCAGATAGCGCTACGGCAGTGGCCGGGGCAGCGCCCATCACCGGTAATCATCGCGGCAGGGGATGGTTCAACAGCAGCACCGGCAACCTGCAGGTATGGGACGGTGCAGCATTTGCGCAGGTGGTGCTGCCTACGGCTGGCATTGGCGACCTGCAGGTTACGACAGGCAAGCTGGCCGATGGCGCCGTCACCACTGCGAAGGTATCACCGCTTGGATCAGCAGCGTACGCGGCTGGATCGGTCAATACAGCAGCACTGGCTGATCTGGGTGTAACGACCGGAAAGATCGCCTTGGGGGCGATCACAGCGGCAAGGCTGGCGGCTGGAGCGATTGAGACAGCAGCGCTGGCACCTGCTGCTGTGACGTACAGCAAGCTGCAGAATCTGAGCGGTACAGACCTGCTGCTGGGGCGTGCTAGCGAAGGTGCTGGAACCGTTGAGGAAATCCCTCTGACGGCTCAAGGGCGTGCATTGATCGCTGGGTTGAGTGCAGAGGAACAGCGAAACACGCTGGGACTGGGGACACTGGCGACTGCATCCGGCACATGGGCGAATGGATCGTCGTTCAGTGGCACCAGCTCTGGCAATAACACGGGTGATCAAACGATCACGCTGACCGGTGATGTAACTGGCAGTGGCACGGAAACGTTTGCGGCAACGATTGGCGATGGAGCGATTACCGAGCTGAAGTATGCCGCGCTGAGTATTCCGGCCGGTGCATTGCAGGATGATTCGATCACTGCCGAAAAGATGGCAGACCAATCTGCTGCAGTGGTATCCAATGCAACGCCATCAGGTGATGGTGCATTTGTTGGTCAGCAGTGGATCAATACCAGTACGGCTGCGGTGTATTCATGGATTGGCTTGGATTGGCTGAAACACGATTCAGGTGAGTTGCTGGCGACTGATGTGCCTAATCTTGATGCCACAAAGATTGTAAGCGGCGAGTTTCCGGCTGATCGACTGGCTGCTGCGGCTGTAACACGAACCAAGTTGGCGAATTATGCAATAGGCAGTATTGGGGAAGTATTCCCAACTGCTGACTTTATCTCCCAGCTCCACTTTAATCCGCTGAACAAGACGTTTTATATGTGGGATGGGAACGTCTATCAGCCGATTGGGATTAGCTCTGGCGCGGTAGTATTTGCTGGCACGTATAACGCAGACGATAATAAAGTTGATACCGTGACCAGCGCTGGGCAAGCGCTGGGCTTGACGGTCGGCAGTGCGTTACCAGCTGCCGCTGCAGCTAATGCTGGGCATTACGTGGTGGTGTCAGAGTCTGGTACGGGAACGTCACCAGCGCCAACATCAGCATTGGCGCCGCCAGACATCTTGCTAAGCACTGGCAATGAATGGGCTGAAA